CTTTTGATAAGTCAGAGGTTGCTTGAGTTTATTACCCGTTTTGGGATGCGTCCAACACTTATTACGACGGGGGATAAATACCCCTTTATTGCCACAGGGATATCCCTCACCCCGTGCGAATTGTGCTATGCGAGGATAGAACTTTTCCATCCAGTTCGGGATGTATTTAACAAGACTCGGAAACAAAGTTGGAAAGTCAATCATTCTATCCTCGCACCTTTAAACTAAAGTTTTAACCCGATCATTTTCAATCTTTAGAATCCCTTGTAATTCGTTAAAAGGAATCACACCGACCGAAGTTTCAAACTGAATACCCCAATAAAGGGTATCAACTGTTAACGCATTAGTGTCTAACGGCCCTATATCAAATCGAGCCACAATCCTTTGACTATTACTAGCTTCAGTATCAACAACAATTTGAGTCGGGGTAGTCTTAATAATCTTAGATCGTGAATCATCTAAGTCGGGCAAAGCAATCAAATCTTTAGCTACGAATTTAAGTTTCCCACCCGTTAACCCCGTCCCCGTTACTGTAACAGTGACGGGGATTGTCCTCTGTCTTTCTAATATAAATCCATTTAACGGCGCTCTATCTACAAAAGCATTGATCATAATTAATTTTTCTTTTTAACTCCAATTAATTTTATCAGCTTGGCAGGGATTCTTTTGAGCAACAATTGTGGTTTGACGGGTATATGTTCCTGGGGTCAAAACTTTCAACTTAACGCCGGGCAACTTCAAGGTTTGTGTTGGCATCATCGGGTTAACCATAGGAGGAGGTAAACCAGGGATGTTGAAATCTAATTGATAACCCGCTACATACTGTCTAAGGGTGTACAAAGCATTCCGGTAAAGGATGGCCCCAAATCCCATATCTCCCCCCATTTGTGGGTTTTGCATCTGTTGAAAATGCACCACAGCAAGGGAAGCGACCGTCAAATCCTCAACAATAGAACTAATAATCTGTAAGGCATCGCGGGCATTTGAAGGTATTGGCAACTCATAAACAAAGTTAAGAATTGAATTTACCTGAGCCTCAATTTGACTGCCTTTTTGATCCAACAATTCCAGGTCAACTTCCTTAGCACCAAAGCTAGATCCAAAGGGAACACCCGACGCGGTTGTACTGAGTTCAAGCCTCCCTCTTAATATTCGAGCTATGCGGTCAGGAGTTGTGTAAATCATTGGATCAAAATAGATTCTTTTAATTCGTCCCAAGACTTCCCTCTAAGTGGGATTCTTGTATCTAAATCCTCAACAGAGGTAAAGGGTTGTTGCTCCCGTGCTTTGTCAAGTTTAGTGGCGATCGCAGCACCAACACCTGGCAATTTAGAAAGCTCGTCAATCGTGGCTTTATTAATATCTGTTTTGGGTAAAACAGCACCAACAACAACGGTTTCAGTGGGAAAGGCTTTGGGAATTGTACTCGGAGCTTCTACCGAGAATGAGATGCTATTCTCAACTTTCACGTCCGAGTTATTGATAGTTGGGGTTAATACTGCATCAGGGTTTTTTGGTTCATCCTGTTGCAAAATATCAACCCGTGCTAACACTTCCTCTGGTAATTCGCCAGGGTTATAGATTCGAGGGTGATAGATATTCCCTCGATTGACCGCCATTTTGAGAAGTTTTACAGGTCTAGTGGTATCTATCATGCGACTGTCCGACCTCCTAATAAGTCAGGCTGTGGGAAGAAAGGAACCATTTTGCCAACGCAGTAGGAACGGTCACGGGGTGGGGATGTTTGCAATTGTTCAGTCTTCACAAATAAACCCGATCTCCCTTCATTCTCAATCGTGGGGCCGAATAATCTTTTGCCCATGCCAGCAGTCAGGAAACAGTAGGCATTGTCATTCAGGTAACGACCTTTGACCGTTTGACCCGGCGCGGTTTCGATCTCATACTGAGCATCGTAAATCTCTAATTGAGTTTTGGACATTGCCAGTTGAGGGACAACCCGCATTAGAATCTCAGGAGACACGGCACTAGCCACACCCGCAGCCGGAACATTAGACAACATCCCAGTAGATAACGCTCGGTTACGGGTTGATTCTTGACGGCTTAAATGGATAGCCAACCGATTAGACATCACAATCTTGTCGGGGTAATATCCTTTCTTGTCGTAGAAGTTGAGTAAGTGATCTTCAATATCCTGCAACCCTGTGGCTGTAGTGTAAGCATCCCATTTAGCCGTCCCAGATAAGGCTGTAGGATACTGATCGGCTGTAGTGGTATAAGCCAATTTAGCCGTTACACCGGATCGGGGGTCGGTATAACTAACTTGACCCGACTGTAAAACTTGCCAAGTTAAGACGTTGGCTAGTTTGATCACCCGTGGCTGCAAACTAGCGACGGAGCCGTAAAGCATATCAATGAATGTCTGGGACATATTGCCCGGTAACATCCGTTTAAACTTCAGCATTTGCTCCTGCTTTTTCTCATCCCAGTTGTGGGCGATCGCCAGCTTAAAGAAGTCTCCATCAAACTTAATTAGACTTCCTGCACCCGTTGAGACAACCTCACCATCAACGGAAATCACGGAAGCGATTGCTAGGTTTTGTTTAACAAGATATGCCAACACATCAGGGTCATCGGAAAACTCAAGGGTGACAAAATCATCCATCAGTTTGTATTGACTCAGAACGCCGGGGTCGGGTTTTTTGCCCATCCGTTGTAGGAGGGATTCTTTATCTGGGTCAATCAAGAATTGAAAAGTATCTTCATACAGGAGTTGAACCTGTGCAGCCGATACGTTATTTAAGAAATCTGCAATATACATTAATCAAGTCCCTCCGTTAAGGAATAAAAGTTAGTTTCGGCAGTTGGCTTTGGATGTCACCGTCAATGTATGGCAACGCATTAATAGAAACGACACCACCTGAGTATGGAGCGATAAACTGATCTCCGTCATAGAGCGAGATAGTGCTATTCAACACCCCGACAACAACATCCCCAATCGTGCCGATCTTGGCTCCAATAGCTAGGGAGGCGTTACCACCTTGAGGGGTGATCGTCAAGGTTCCGATTGCAGTGGTCACATCAGCAACCGCAGTCCCTAAAGTGTTAGCAACGCCCTGAGCTACCGTTACAGCCGTGGTAAAGATGATTCCTTCCTGGTCTGTAGTCAGTGTCAAAACACCGCCCGGAGTTGTTACTCGGATTTCTTCTAAGGGAGAAGACCCAGATTGTGCTTTGGTGATAGCCGCTTTTAGACCATCGGCAACGTTCTGATTTGATGCAGCCGTGGCAACGAATGAAATCGGAGCGTCATTGATGGAAACGGTAAAGATATTGCCAACAGCAACCGAAGCAAAGGTAACGGTTGTAACTTGTCTTTGAGTCAAAGAATCAATACCCGTCACAGTCCCAAATAGCGGGGCTGTAGCTGCACGAATAGCGGTTTCTTCTGTGTACCGTGAAACCCCTGGTGCTGCAATGTAGCGAAGTACATCTCCAATCTTGAAAACCTGGGGGCATTCCACAATTACAACAGTTTCGCCGGAAACATAGGGAGCGAGAATCTTAGCCCGACCTAAAGGACGATGACCGCCTGTAGATTTCTTAGCAAGAAAAACACCCGCAGGAACGGATTTAGATCCTGCAATAGATGGGATGTCCGACTCCTCTAAGCAGCAAGAAAACGCGGCTTCGGTATTGGTATTAACCGCGATAACTGGGGGGTCTGAATAAAAACGGGTTACTTTCATTTGTTACTCCTAAACGTATCCATTGCGGGTGCGGAATGATTGAATGGACTGCACATCTTCATGGGAGAAGTCTGTGTCAATCGGGTCGTTAGCCATTTGTCCAAATTGAGCGATAGGGCCGCGAGCGTTGGCAATATAAAGGTAATATTGCAGACGATCTAACTGTTGACCCGGTGGGACGCTTAACCCTTCACAAGCCGAGGAAAATTGAGCCGTCCGATCTTGACCCGTTTCAAATTCTCCAATCAGCAGTCGGCGCTCATGGGTTGTTAAAATCCCAGCGGCAATCATCTGATCACATTGCCGTTCGATAGCTCGGAGTGTTTCTCCAATGGCTTGCTGTTCCTTGAGGGCTTCAAATTCGGCACGGAGTCCGATGTCAGCATTCATGGTGACAACGGGTTCAGCATGAATGCCTTCACTGAGGGAATAAGAATCATTGGGAGATCCCCCTAACTCAGTAAAAGCATTGGCAGCCAGATTAACGAAATCGTTATAATCTTGACCGTTTAACTGAAAAGCGTCTGCTAATTCGGCGGCGGTTTCGGGTTCGATTGCCAGCGTCCCATCAAACAGGCTAGAAATATCTCGCCCGTCTAATCCGGTGATTTCACTGACAACAGCAACACCATCATCAATTGAGTTGAAACGTTGCTCAATCAAACCCGCTAAAGTTTGACCAAATCCCTGAGAAAAAGAAGCAACATATCCCATGTTTTGGGCATATTCTTCCATCTCGCCTTCATCTTCCATTCGAGATTCTTCTACGTCAATTCCAAAAATTTGATAAAGAGTAGAAGCAAAATCTTCAATCCCTTCAGCGATTACATCATCCATTTCTTCTTCGCCCAAAACTTCCCTATCCTCTTGATCAAGGGCAGATTGAGCTAATTCAAGAAATGCCGAAAATGTTTCTGCTGAATCGTGAACTTCCTCGAAAGTTGTTGACTCTAAGATTGCTTGAATTTGACTAAGTGAATCCACTTTATTTCCTCCTAACTTGTTCTACAACGATTTTTCCATTTTTGGTACGGCGACGACGGGAAAACACTTTTCCTGCACTGATACCGATAGCAGCTTCAGGTCTTGTCAAGATGAGAAGTCCTTGCTTAACTTTTGGGCGTTTTTCAAGGTATTCTCTATTGTTTTGCCTGAGTTGACTACGACCATATAAAGCACCTAGTCCTATACCTCCAATTGCAGCCGTACCATATAGTAAGGCATTGAAAGAAGCTAATTGATTTCGATGTTTAACCTTCCTAATAATAATCATTTTCTGTTTACCCGTTCTATGATTATTTTGCCCTTTTTGGTTTTCCGCCTTCGGGTGAAAGCAGATCCGCCAGTTCGACCTTTATTGGCTTGGGCAACAGGGAGCATAACCTGTCTTAAAACCTTGGGATCTCGAAGATTTTTGCCCTCAGATTTTGCAGAATCCAAAGCCTTTTGTAAGGTTATTCTTTGACGTTCTGCCCCTTTATTTACCCGTTCTATTCGACCAAACGGATTAAAACCAAATTGAGCTAAAGAAGGGGATCTTATTCTTCTTATAATTATCATCGTTTTTTCACCCTCTCAACAACTACTTTACCGTTTTTGGTTTTTCGTTTTCTAGTAAAGTACATAGCAGCACCGACAACAGCACCAGTAGCTGCAATTCCTAAAGCCATTTTCCCGTAGATTCCTGCTATACGCTTGCCAAACGCACGGTTCTCTTGGGGATCGGCTCTGAATCTGTTGACTCGATTAATATACTCATCTGTCTCATTTTTGAAATCGGGGTTATTGTAATATTGCGGGTTTCTTTTTTGAAAGTTGTTAATTTGCCATTCCAGAACATCACCTCCTTTTCTTCCGACCCAATCATAAAATCCGAATTGAGCCGTTAAATGATTTGTATATTGATTTCGATGTTTAACCCTCCTAACAACAATCAAATTACATCACCTCCTAACTTGTTCTACAATTATCTTACCATTTTTAGTTCACATTCGCCGGGTAAAGGCTTTACTAAAATCTTGTTTCTTTTGTTTCATATTATCCTAATAATTATCATCGTTTAACCCTCTCGACAATCTGTTTACCATTTTTAGATCTACGCCTACAGATAAAGTAAGCACCCGCACCAACCGCACCAGCTACACCCAATCCTGCTAACAATAATCTAGGATCTATTTTAGACTTATTTGCTTTAGCCCTAGCCTCCTCAGCCTCATCCCAATACATATTTTTGAAATCAGGAGCATAGGCAAAATTAGCAGATGATTTAGACTTAACAAACCTCCTAACAATTATCATTTTCTATTTACTTGCTCAACAACGATTTTTCCGTTTTTGGTACGACGACGGCGGGTGAAACTTTTTGATCCGGCTGCAATCATGCCACCTCCAATAAAAGCAGCAGCTAATGGGGCAACCCTGTAAGCACCTAACTTTCCTGGGTTCTGTTTTGCCCAACTAGCGGCAGCGTTTAAGTTGGCAGCATTTTTAGTGTTAGCAGCACTCGGATTCTTGACAACTTCTTGCATGGCTGCACCTGCTCTATCCTTTGCCTTTTCAGCAAGATATCGCCCGTACTTACGAAAAGGCTCTTTAATTAGATCAACGAGTCCAAAGTTTGCTTCATTGCTTACCCTTCGTCTTACAATAATCATGCTTTTCTCCTAACTTGTTCGACCACTATTTTTCCATTTTTAGACCTACGCCTTCGGGTGAAGAACGCACCCGCACCGACCAACCCAGCAACACCCAAACCAGCTAGTAATAGCTTTGTTGGTATTTTTTTAGGTACATCTTTTTCCGTGAGGTTAAACTTAGGCGGTTCTACATGAACTTTTTGATTTACCCTTTCTTGTGTTTTTTTGAAAGAATCATTTAATTTCTGGCGCAGTCTTTCAGCTTCTTGTGTTAGCTCTTTTTGACGAGGGGTTAAGTTTTCGGTATAAGATTTTGGTGTTGGAGTTGCAGACTCCCCTCCTACACGGATAACTCTCGACGGGTTCCCTGTCCATAAGTCTCTATCCAAAGATTGCCAACCCCGTTCATAACCACGCCTTGCGTATGTTTTCGTAGCCCTCCTTTGTTTCCTGTCATCACCCTTACTCCTACGCCCTTCTGGAAGTGCATAAGTAGCAAACAGCGCGGATTTGGCGGGTCTAGTCCTACGAACAATGATCATTGTTTTCTCCTAACTTGTTCAACAACAATCTTGCCTTTTTTAGTTCGACGACGACGCATGAACGTTGCACCCCCAGCGACAGCCGCACCCGCAGCAAGTAGACCCAATCCAGCAGCACCGCCAACAGCTAGTTTTCCAACCGAGCGAGAGTGTCTCCTAAAAGATTCCGCTCGATTATAAAGTTCAGTCAGTTTTTTTGCGTCAGCCGGATGAATGGTTGCGCGAGAGTTTTGTTTAAGCTGTTCCCTAAGTGAGTCATTCACTTTCTTAACCGCATTTTGATGAGGAGCTTCAGCCCAATCCGCAACTCTATTTCCAACTCTGTCAAAAATATCAGCGCCCTTTGCTTTTTTAGGATATCCACCACCCCAAGGGTCGCTATCAACAACTTCTGTTTTTACCCCAAAATTGGCATATTTCTGATATTTATTAACTTCAATTTGAGAGAATATTGGCACGGTATACCTCTACTTTTGTCTTTTGCATTAGCGTCTAACCCTCTCAATAATTTGTTTACCTTTAGATGATTTTCGTCTCCTAATAAAGTAAGCTCCTGCACCTACTAAACCCGCAGCAGCTAGACCTGCTAATACCGCTTTTGAGTTTGATCCAGGTTTAGTTACTGTTTTGGAGTTAGTTGCAGTGTTTGGGGATTGTGGGGGTGGAGGAGGACTAGCATCTACACTGGGATTAAGGAATCGTGTAGATGGAGGAACTTGCTGATTTGGTGCGGTTCGATTAATTTTTTCGGGATCAAACCAATCATTCCAAGGATCTTTAAGTTGCCGAGCCAAGTCCCTAGACGTCCAATATTGCTTTTCAGCCTTTAACTTAGCAAGTCGTCTTTCATATCTATTATGTTCTCTGTTTTTTTTGCTTGCAATGACTCATTGTCAGCGTTTCTCCTCCACTTTTGATGACTGACAAAAGCGTCAAGAGATCCAGAGCTGTGTCCGTCGTAAAAACCGGAACCACGGGGCATCAATGCTTTTTGAAACAATGCGGAGCTTCTATGTATGACCCTCCGAACGATAATCATTAGCGTCTCACTTGTTCAACAATCATTTTTCCGGTTTTGCTACGACGGCGACGCATAAACATTACCCCACCAGCCCCAGCACCAATCGCAGCAGCACCCAAGATACCTGCACCAGCTAGTGTCGGATTCTTTCTCATCAAAATACCTAACTTTCTCGCGCCCGTACCCGCAGCATTGCCAGCCGATTGCACACCTTTTCCTGCAACACCCATCCCTTTTCCTGCGGCTCGACCAACAGTACGAGGGAAGCCTTTAACTGCTTCTTTAGCTCTCCATCCCGGCCCTGGCCCAAACGGATCTTTTGCAAAGGCAGCTACACCCGCACCGTTTTGATAATTATTATATTTATCAACTTCTGCCATTGAAAACATAGCTACAGGCGGTTCGTATTGGTAATAACTCATTTTTGTCTCCTTAAATACTTAGTGTGAAAATAACAAAATTATCGGTTCTTTCTCCGTCGCCTTAACCCCGTCTCACCAAAATTAGAAGTAGTGTTACCCAGGGAATAAGTGGCTTGCCCTTTAATTAATTCATTAGCATAAGGGCTTGAATTGTACGGCGATTCCGGTTCTTGATTTATTGATTGACTCAAATTATCAAGCCCAAAATATTGCTTAATTTCTGCCGTAAATTCGTCAATCGCAGTTGATAACAATTGCTCAGGAGTTACCGCTACCAATTGTTCAGGTGAGGCTTTTTGAATCCGTTGGATGGTTTGTAATAGGATTTCAAACTCCTCTAGCAAGTCCTCTCTTTGTCGCTTAAACGTTCCCTGCTCCTCTTTGACTGAAGCAAAACTCAAGTCTTGAACAGTAGATGACGCAGCGAAAAGCGCGGGGCCGTGAATAGCAGGAAAAGCAACGGCGGATACTTCTGCTAACCTTTCAAGTTTTAGATCAACGCCCGGACTTAAAAGATTAATTAGTTTTGATCGGACTTCGTTAACCTTATTAAGAATATTAACCCTGGAAAATGCACCTAATTTTCCGATTAAGTGTTGCATTTTTGGGTTGGGTAAATCCTCTTGACGGATAACCCGACACTCGAAAGGACTAACAAAAATCCCAAGTTTTTTGAGTTCGCCGTCCGCCCCGATCAATTGCTTGCTATGATCGGACATAAGTGGAATCTCATAACCTTGAGACATTGCCGCATTTGTCCGTTGTGCAATTCTCAATATCCGTTCTGACGGGAACTCGTGGACTACCCCTTGGTTATCTTTATGCGTTCCCTCAATTAAAACCAAAGCGTTTTTAATCAGTTCTCCGGTGGGGTTGTCTTCAGAAAACTGACACAATCCACCTATACCGTCAAAGCAAGAAACACCCATAGGGAAGGGGTAAATAATGGGTCAATTACAATACTATTCTGTTAACTCAAACTCTGGCAAGAAATATACCAATTCAGTATATTTAGATCGTATTGGACAAAGGTTGAGGAGACTAAGAGAAGATAGGAATATGACACAATCTGAGTTAGGAGAATTACTTAATTATAGACAGGCTTCTATAAGCAGAAAAGAGTCTGGGGTATTACAAATATCAAGTATTGAAGTCGTTAACATTTCCAGGGTTTTGAGTTTAACTTCGTCTGAGCTAATTTATTTATTATTGGGGGTTGATAGTGGTTGAGAAATTAAGTTACCTTCCGGGTCAAATATCACCCAGTCTTGATAATTTAATCTGGGATTTTGTCTCTAGCTTAGACACTAGGGGAAAATACCCAATTAAGGATTTAGCTGCAATGCTCAAAGCCGATCCAATATCGGGCGCGGCTTTGACTGTTAAGGCATCACGGGCGATCGCATTAATAGGGACGTTTAAGCATGGAAACAATGATGTGGCTAGTTTTCCCTCTGGCAATTTTACTCCGGTTGAGTTTATTAATTCCTGTTGGGAATTAATGGATGGGTCTTTATCTGACGTGATCCTTCAGATGAGTAAACAAGCCTATGGTTTAGGTCGGAGTGTTGCCGAGATTGTGTTTAGTACCGAGATGGAGGGACACAAGGGAGAATTAAGGATTAAGCGACTTAATATTTTAGAACCCAGTCGGATTAAGTTTGCAGGGAAATCCGGTCAGATAGATCGGATTATTTATTCGTCTAGTAAAGGAGAGGTGGGAATCCCCTATGCAAAGTGCTTACACATCTCGAACACTCCAATTGATAGCAATGATCCGAATGGAGATCCGCAAGCCGCAGCAGCCTATCCTTTCTGGGAATTTCATAAGTTACTGATGCGGGAATGGAGTGTAGCTTGTCAACGGCAAGCGACGGGGTTAACTATCGTACAAGTTCCGTCAACTGAACCAATCCCGATGATGGACTCGAACGGCAAGCCTATTCTTGACGAATACGGACAGACTAAAAACACATCGGCATTAGCTCAGGCTTTAGATCAATTAAAGGATTTAGCTAATGGATCGATTGTGGGAACGGATAAAAATAACACTATTACTACGATTCCCCAAACCGGGGGGGAGGGTTTCTTTAATTTAACTTCTGAAAAATTAGATAAATATAGATGGTTAGCTTATGGAATCCCATATACCATCTTTAATGAAGGCACTGCTACGCTCGGACAGGCTGGTTTGAACTCAGGACATAGATTAATTCTGGATGGTTTAATTGAGGAAATAGCCAGACAATTTAGAGATAGATTAATTAATAACGTTTGTCGCCCTTTGCTGATGTGGAACTTTGGAATACAAGATAATTATGGAACTTTTGAGTCTGAACAATTCTTAGATCCGGCACAATCTGGGATGAGAGTTTCTAATATTATGACTTGTATTCAAACGGGTTTATTCAATCCCACTGATTTAGAGGCATTGAATCAGCTTAGAAAAGACTTGGGATTAAGCCAAAGAAGACAGGAGGATTTTAACCAAGAATTAATTGAAAAAATCATGGCAGCCGAACAGCAAAAACAAGCGCAGGAACAAGCGCAATCAGAGGCATCAACAGAGGAAAAACCAGAGGAGAGTAACCCATATTTATAACTTTCCGGTGTAACCAATCTTGATCTCAATTTTGATTTTTCTGCTATCTGTAGATTGAGGTGTTTGGGATACATTGACTTCTGACCTTGATCCAACAATCTGACTGGGGGAACCAGAAAAAGCCCCCCAATCACACCCGCCAATAGGCTCGGACAATCTAACTAAGCTAACGTTATTTGATCCTACCCGAACAGGATTAAAAGCAAAAGCCCTAATTACTGAAGGGAATCCAGGGATGGATGTATTTAACTGAACAGCTACGGATTGACCTTGAGGCTTTGATTGCCTAGCAGATCCTTTCTGGATAGGTGATTGAGATTTAATAATATTTGCTAGAGTTTGACCTAAACCACTTTCTGTAAGAATTTTCATGAGTACGATTTTTCCTGGTAATTTGAATCAATGTCTTCCCCCTACTGTATCAGTTGAAACGGGAGGAAGTTTAACAACAAATGGCACGATTTATTTAGGGATTCAAGCCTTTAATGAATCGGGCGTTAACTTTTGCTCAACACTTGTACTGGCAAATTATACAGTCGGGAGTCGAATTAGAGTTCAGTTTAATTCTGCCAATAGAACCGAGGGAACTTTATTTCCTTATTATCTCTTAATTGCTTCACCTAATAACGACAAAGCCAATGGTCACGTTATCGGAATCTGGAAAAACTGGGAAGACAACGGCAAAACTTTAGCGACATTCTCTGACTTACTCTTAAGTCAAAATACTGATCTAACTATCACCCCGTCATCTGTAGCAAACCCTCTGGCACTACCAACAAACGCCATTCAGGGGCAAATAAGAACCGTTACCAGTTTGGGTGCTTATTACATGAGGCTAAACACCCCGCAAGCTGTTGATGGGGTTAAAGTTATTTCTGATAGTTTAGGGAATAAATGGGTTTTAAATCTTGGATCTACAAACTACGGAGCATTCCCAATTGGTGGCACTAGCGGAGTTTTTGGCTGTCATCAACCCGCAGCAAATATTGACGCTGAAATCTTGGCAAATAACCCGTTTTTTCCACGCCCTATTTATACTCCCGATGGTAGTGGATCATTATTCGATCCCGACCAATCACCAATTAGATTAGCTTTTCTGAATCTGTACGAATCAGAGATGGGAGTGGGCAGGAGACTCCGTTTAAACTGTTTTCTGAATGGCTCGGAGCCTGTTTCTAATTTACTGAGTGGAAAGATATTCGCAAGGGTTTTAGGCTTTGTCAATATCGAATCTGGGGAGCTTGTTACCGAGAATGATACGGGCGACGGCAACGATATGGATGGTATTGGGGAATGGGTTTCTGTTGATACGAAGTTAGGCTTTTTTGTATTTCAAAGACCATTACCCTATAATTGGGTTGTCGCTGTTGAGATAGCCGTTGGTTTCAAGTCTTCAGAATTGCAGATAGCACCCGGATCTGTTTTAAGTTTCACACTTAGCTGCGGGGTTCAGTCGGGCGTTTTAGTTGAGGGTGGTCTGATTTATAGGCAGCCACAAGGGGGATTGATTTATAAAGACGAAAACTATACGGGTCGGGTTTTGCCGGATTCTGTAGGGGTAAAAGTTGGCAGGATGCGGGGGGGGATGATTCATGGATCGCAGTCTCGAATATTCGAATTTTTGGATACACCTGAGCAGTTTTTATCTGGATTCTTAACTAATACTGTAGGGCAAAAAATAACCCTCAGTCGTGATGGTGTAGCCACTTTTCGAGGTATTGACGCTATCCAGTCATCAGAGGCATTGTTGGCAATTGTTTCTACAAAGGCGGGAGAATCTAGGGTTTTTTGGGGTGCTAGTGAATCAGTTTTGAGTAGTCAGGGGATTTCGGCACTAATAACCTATCCATCGGGAGGTTTCAACGTTTCCTTAATTCGTTTCTACCTTTTGATTAACGGCGTTTTATATAGACAGGATTCTCCTTCTGGAATCACAACAGGGCTAACGTCTCAAACTTTTAATATTTCTGCTATTACTGGATTTAGTTTGATAGCTTTAGAACCGACCAATTATATTCCTGGTTTATTTTTATCGCCAGGTATAGCGGTAAGTTTATCCTCTGGATCTTTGTCTGGAAATATTAAGTTAGGGGTTTCCTATGTTTACAGTGGAAGTGTATTGTCAGCAATTTCTCAAGAAGTTTCACTGGGATGTTTACCTATCCTAGATTTTGATGCTATGATTGAAAGAACAGCAAGGAAAATGGCGTTAATTTTTGGATAATATGAGAAATTTAAGTTATGTCTCGCAAGAGTTAATAAAAATATTAAAGTTAACTCAACCTCAAGTTAGAAACGAATACAATCAAGTTATTCTATCAACTCAAAGACAGACGGTTGTAATTCCAAAACAATCTAATTCTAAAAGATCATCATCTAGTTCAAGGAGTGTTTGATGTCATTATCAGTCGAAGCTCAGACAAATCTAAACAGTCTCTTAGTTGCCTTAGATGAGCAAATGCAATTAAGCGAAAATGCAGCCTACCAAGCCGCATTAAAATACAACGCCGTATTGAGTTGTTTTGCTGGTGTTGATGGTGGTTTTACTGACACCTCCACACTCGCAAAAGATGCAACATCAACGGCGATCAACGCCAAACTTCCATCTTTATCAAGTGGTAGAGTCCCAGTCTCTTTACCAACAATAACCGCCGGGTTAGATTGTAGATTACTAACAACAAA